ACCATGTTGCTTTACTTTGGTTTTTAGACCAGCCCAATCAAGAGATCCATCTGTCTGTGTCAGCGGAGTAACAGACCAGAGATCATATTGAAAGAGTCCTTGTGAAATCGGAGAACCTTCATACGTTTGATACGGACCTTCTACTTGTGCAATCTCAGATGATGATTCTACTGCCGCAAAATACATATGTTCAAAGATACGCTGATTAAGATCAGCTGCCTCGGGTGATTCCCAAGGAAGTCTCAAGAGTGCAAAGACATCAGCTAGACCTTGTACCCCAAGTCCTACTGGACGATGACGCATATTAGATGCCAATGTCTCAGGAGTAGGATAATAATTAATATCAATGACACGATTCAGATTCTTAATGGCAATCTTAACTACTTTCTTAAGCATATCATAATCATATCCTGATTCAGTGACGTATGCAGGGAGCGAAATGGATGCCAGATTGCATACAGATGATTCAGTTGGGGAAGAGTATTGAATGATTTCACTGCATAAATTTGAGCTCTTAATCGTTCCCAGATTCTTCTGATTGGATTTCTTATTTGCCGCATCCTTGTACAACAAATAGGGTGTACCCGTTTCAATCTGTGCATCTAATACTTTGAACCAGAGCTTCTGAGCATCCACTTGTTTACGACCACGTCCTTCCGCTTCATACTTCAAATAAAGTGCATTGAATTCCTCACCATATACATCAGCAAGTCCAGGTGCTTCTGATGGGCAGAAGAGTGTCCAGGGCTCATTACGCTCTACACGTTGCATAAAGAGATCAGGAACCCAGAGAGCATAGAAGAGATCACGGCAACGCTCTTCTTCTGATCCAGTATTTAGTTTCAACTTGAGAAAGTCCTCAATGTCTGCATGCCAAGGTTCTACATAGATTGCGAAGGAACCGTTGCGTTTCCCGCCACCATTATGAGCTACTCCTAGATGTGCCACCGTGTAATCATGAGGATCTTCAATTTCAAAATCATAGACTTTTCCTGAGTATTGAACTGTGTTAATGGATGCAATTTGTGTAAATGTTCCATTAGGAAATGCAGTGAAATCCCCTACATTTAACTCTTTTACATCGTGATAATCAACCTTTTTAAGTCCAGCTTTTACTTGATGAAGGATAGTTCCCAATGATTCACCATTGGCCAGAACAGACAGAATAGGATGTTCTTCTGTGACGCAAACTGATTCTGTGTGGCCTTCTAGAATAATTTCATACATTTGTCCTGTATATTGATGAATGACTTGTTTTAGAACCGTGGCAAATTGATTATCACTAGTAAGGACTTTTTCACCTGGCATAATATCAGCAATTGGTTTCTCTCCTTCCTCCGTCACAATCAATGTATCAGGAGTAAAACACTGATCAACATACCGCGCAGTATCATTGAAGTTCCGCAACATCGGTACAATTCCATTAGAAGTTCCATTCGTGCCTCGGATCAATGCTCCTTTCGCCCGAATATCATGAATATGCAGACCAATGCCTCCTGCATATTTACTGATCAGGGCACAGTCTTTCAGTGTATCATAGATTCCAGCGATACTGTCTCCTTTTATGGCGAGCAAGAAACAGGACGAGCATTGTTGCCGAGGTGTCCCCGCATTGAAATTGGTCGGCGTAGCATGAATGAAGAATTTCTGACTCAAAAGATCATATGTTTCAAAGGCTTGTTCCAAGTTGATTGATCCCCATAGTGCAAGGGAGACACGCATGATAAGATGTTGGGGTCTCTCCAACGTGTGTCCATTCGCATCTCGTAACAAATACTGCAGTTTTTCCAGGGTTTTGAATCCAAAATAGTCAAAGCGATAATCACGCTGATAATCAATTTTGGCATTAATTTCATCACCGTATTTTTCACAGAGTAATTGCAGTTCTTCTGAAATAATACTCATTTTCTCACCTGTTTTTTTAATGATTTGATTAGACAATGTATGAATCACGTCCGTAAATTTATCCGATGTATTTTTATGATGATTGGAAATGGCAATGCGTGATGCAAGAGTACCATAATCAGGATTCGTTGTCATAAGTGAGATAGAAAGTTGAGCAGCGAGTTCATCCAGCTCCGATGTTTTGACATGATCATAAATACGAAGGAGTGTGCGTTGGGCAATCAGAGTTGAGTTTACTTCCAAGTTCTCAGCGGCAGTGTTGATTCGTCGCAGAACCTTGTCAAAGGATACTTCCTCTAATTCCCCGTTACGTTTAACAACCTTCATACTAATCATTGACATCTTTCCGGAATACGATTTATACCGCATGTCTACTCATTTTATTGAATCAATTTTTTAACAGTAATGACAATTAGATACGCAATGAATATTGCTCTCTTATTCATCTCGTTTTTGCTACTTATTGGTGCATTATATGTTTCTTATCCTGCGCCTAAAGCAAGGGAAGTAGACAGTGATCATTTTAAACAAACTGCTGACCCTAACCAGGCTATTTTGGATTATCGCCCGAATCAACCGAGCCCTGTAGAGTTGTATAATTCACAGCCTTATCACTTGTTAAGTGATTATATGCAAGAACCACGATTAAAAGAATCACTTTCGTGCGTGGATAGTCGTTCTTGCTATGCTACTGATTTTCAACGAACCATAGAAAAAACAGGAAACTATTCTCAATTAACGAATAATTATAAACGTAAATATCCTGATAGTTGCAGTGCACCGATGCAGGAATTAGTGTTGAATTTTTATAAGTTTTAGGCTTTTTAAGGCTTTTTAAGAAAAAGCCTGCCAAAAAAATATAGAAACTTGCCAAAATATAGAAATATTTATTCGTGATCCAAACGTGTAAATGTAATCATGCATTTTTCAGCCGGTTTCGGTTTTTTCGCAGGGCGACTAGATTCCAGCACAGTAAATTCACCCCGCTTATGTTTATCCACATCGCACCAAAATGCATCAATCATCGGATGAATCATTGTCCACCATTCTTCACTTCGTTCAATCCGATGTTCACTCCATTTATGAAGTCGCCATGGAATCATCTCAATAATATCCTCTTCAGCATCAATGACAGGTGACCAATTCTCACAATTAACAGGACTATACATATAATAAAACTCTTGTCCTTGCAATGGCTCTGACCGACGAATCAATGCAATATATCCATCATATAACGCAGGTCCCTCTTTATGCATAGAATTATAAGCCGATGCAAATGATGCTTCTACATATTCACAAAATTGCAATCCTGTGACATGTAATTGCATTTGCATTTGATGATAATAATCTTTTGGAACTGAACCATCTATTTCACGCGTCACAGGGCATTTTATTTCAATAAGATGCCCTTGTTTTCCTTCAGGACAATGATAAATAAGTCCATCTGGTGATGCAGCGCATCGTGGCTCTGTTGGATGAATCATTCTGCCAAGATCTTTAATGACAGCGCTATATTTATATTCATAGATTTGTTTTACAACAGGTTCAAACCGAATACCCCAATCAAATGCAGACATATGATGGGATGAAACCGCTGTATTTTGTTGACGCATTTGATACGGTTGTGATTTTGTCACTACAAATTTACTGCGTTGATAGGGTGATGCAAATAAATTTCCTAATTCACTGGCTGAAATAATTGTTGCCATTTGTCTATACCATGCCTCTGTTCGTTGTTCTACCTGTGTCCTGCTAAGGAGAAAGGTATCCATGTATTCTTTTGATAGAATGGATGCGTTTGATGCAGTGGATGCAGTGGATGCAGTTGAAATGATTTCACGAAATTGTTCTTCATACATATCTAGGAGTGTATCCACATAGATCTGTTCATATTCAGAGAATTCATATGTATATGCAATATAATCTGCTGTTTTGCTCCATTCTTCCAGTTGCACAATATCGTTTGGGGAGGGCAACCACGCCTCTAATACTTGAACAAAATCTTTAATACGTGACATTGATATTATCTTACTATATAATATAATATCAATTTTATTTACATTGTTTTTTATAAATATCTGGTTATTATGCAGTGACTTTCTTCTTCCGTGTAGTAGCAGTTTTTGGTGTAGATTTTGCTGTTTCGGATTTTACTTTTTTTGCAGCTAATTCCCATTTTAATGTACCATCTACACGTTTTAGATCAAATCCCTTAATAGATAAGATTTCTTGTTTATCCTGATCATACTGAACTACTTTTAATGTATTCAACAGTTTTTTATCAAGTGCTTTCTGAAAAAATAGAAATAAACCCTCTTTTTCTTCTACCGTCATGTCATGATCTACTGCAATCTGTTCAATGTATTTTCGCAGACGATTCAAACGCAATCCTCTTTCAATACGATGCCATGGACGGATATATGCGTCATGAACACCACCATCTAATAATATTTTAAAATCTTCACTTGATTGTTTATGACTCATCTTTAGATCTATATAATATAAAGAGATTAAGGTTTAGACTGTAACATTGTACAAATTTGTTCATATGAATAGTCACTGATGCATTCTTTTGGATGAGGTAACCATTGTTGATTCTGTCCAAATGTATATAATGTTCTCCAACAGAATGTGGAGTCTGTAACTTCATTCCATTTATAAAAATCGGACATGTTTGTTTTTTCTGTATCTACTTTGCACAGAAATAGATTATTCTGTTTCTCTACAGAATGAACGTACATATCATTTTCTGCCAATGTCTGTTCTATATGTTGCGAAGTTGTTTCGTCTGTATTCCATAACATTGTACCACCGATTGTCAATATAGTAAAGGCATCTATGGTCATATGATTCACTGTAGTCTGTTTATGAATGTATGGGAGAATAAACATTGTCTATCTTATATATTATTAAGTAGCTTTAATATGACTCAACCTATTTTTCCAGATGATCATACTCGTGCTAATATTAGTGCATTTCCTCATCCTAAATTTATTACCAGAACGCGACGAGAAACAAATACAATTGATACTGTAAATGCACGACAATTTGAACATTGGCAGACAGCTGGTAAGACTTACAATCGTCCGGATCTGAATAAACAGGTACCATTTTATGATGTAATGCCTAATAACAGTCGTGGAAATGATCAAAATTATAGATCTCAACCTCGGTATGAAGTTAAAGAAGACAAAGGAGTACAGAATCCTTTCTTTGATAAATATGATACAACCTCAGATTCACGAAATATGACACGTGAACTTCGTGCCTCGGTCTATGAAGATAAACATAGCGAATATATAAAGGAATCTAAAAAAATGATGGAGAGAAATTTTGACAATCGGTGGCTTGATTCGGACGTTATGCTTCAACAGGCTGAGGCAGCGCAAAGTTTACGTCCAAAAATGGATGATATTCGTTTGTTTTATCATAATAAACCAATTGAAAAAAAGTAGGTTTTCTTGGGGTTATTGGTTCACTGGTAAATATCGGTTGCTAAAAGCAACCTTAATTTAGCGATAGTTGCAAAGCAACTATTGGTAAATATCATCCACCAACCCATACTTCAATGCCTTTTCCACATTCAGCCACAAATCATGTTTCAATAATTCTTGCAATTCTTTTTTAGGAATCTTCGTATTCTCCTTGTAAATACTAACAATCCGATCTGTCAATTCACTAAGATTCTTATGCTCATCGTCAATCTCACTCATTTTCCCCCAAAATCCTGAAGAAAGTTGATGAATCAACATATATGCATGAGGACGAATATAACGCTTCTTACCAAAGACACTGATCAATGTTCCTGCAGATGCAACCGCCCCTTCAATAATGGTATAAACAGGTACTTTACATGAATTGATACAATCAATCGCTGCAAATGCAGCAAAGATAGATCCACCATATGAATTAATATGCAAATAAATGGGAATAGGATCAATATGCATTTTATAGGAAGTAAACATACTCTCCTCTTCCGCTTCTTTGATCAGTTCACATAGATCAAAGATGGAATCGCGGTCCACTTCACTGTGATAATAAATATGATTAATATCACGTGTAATTTTTTTATCACTGTGACGTGATCCTGCTACAGGTCCAAGTATTTCCCCTAGTGCTTTTAATACCTCTTCATCTGATTCGGGTTCAGAATCTTTTGATTTTTTAGGCTTGGCGCAATAAATAATGTCATGAATCTTTCGTTTGAGCATCTTATATATTGAGTGGTGTGTTTACTTTAGATTGATTAAAGATCATATAGCCTGATTATCATTTAGTCAAATGATAACTCGCATCGCATCGCAGCTTTGCTGCAATCAGGTTATCATTTAGTCAAATGATAACTCGACAGGAGTTTTATACACCTGCATTTTATTCAATGAAGACGGTGATTGTTTTGTCCGTCGCCGTGTAGCTCTCGGCTGTTCTTTCGGTTGTTCTTTCGCTACCACTTTATTATTCTTCTGTGTTTGAATCATATCTTTCAGATAGGCATTATATCCTTTACGAATTTCCTCTTCATGCTCTTCAATATAGTTTAAAATATTGGATTCCAATGCCCACCGAAAAAAATTCAGCTTCCCAATTGTTGTCATAAATTGATCATAATTGGGAATCTTAAACATAATGCGCTCCCTACGACAATTTGGGTCAAAATACTGTTTAGAATATGCTTTTAACTGCCCTTTGTAACTGAGGTAAACAAGAAATTCTTGTCCATTCAAAGGATAGCGAACAAAATTCTTGCGACTGTATTTCGTCACAAACCAGTCAATAATACGAAGACTTAGTGGTGCTTCTCCATTGAGATATGTAATGACTTTATCAATTTCCGGATGCGATGTATAGAATTTCTGTAAGCTAGAAATAACCATTTCAGGTTTACATTCTATTTTACGCTTCTTTTGAATTATTTGAGATTCAACCATTGTTTAATCATGTCAGAATAGTCTTAGGTGCTTTCTTTCTGTATTTTAAATGAATAGATAGGATAGAATGGAAGGATACAATCCCTCTGTATCTTTACTACCTCAAGGGAGTGGAGTCATTACTCCTATGAGTGGTGGTGGGGCTCCACCTGGATATGATCCAAGTGTATCTTTATTGCCACAAGTGGATGCTACTATTGGATTATATAAGGGTGGAGATCCTTCTGCATCAATACAATATGATATGATTATTAATAATGGAGCAGAGGGTGAATTTTCAAATCAATGCATGTTACTTTCTATTATAGATCATTTAAAATGGAAAAAAAATGGTGATACAAAAATAACATTGAAATCATTTAGAGATTACTTATCTAGTAAGATTGTAGATTTTAATAAAAACTGGTTACCAACAGAAGAATTTAATTTTGGTAAACAAGTATGTAAAGATGCAATTGCTCATATTAGTGAGAAATATAAAATTAATATATGGATACATGTTGCAACTAACCCATCTGAAAATGAATATAAACTAACAAAATACAAATTATATGAACATAACCCAGCATATAATGATATAGATATTATATCACTTGGATATCATTTTAATTTACTTATTTTACCTGACAAAAAAGATGCATATGATTCTACAAAATTTACAAGTGTATCTGCGAAGGATTTATTTGATAAGACACTTCAGTATATACCAGAAAATAATATTAATGCTAAAACTACAATTAATGAAATGGATATTCCTTTACTACATGACACACTTGAAGTAATTGATAGACAGATTCTAATAGAACAAGCTACAATAAAATCAAATACAGATAAAAAAGCAATTGATGATCTTAATCATAGAAAAACATATATATTATCTAAACTATTTATTCTTGATCACAAACAACCGCTAGAATCTTCCAATTTTACGCTAATGACATTCAATGTATACCAAAATACAAAGAAAACCCCATCTGCGTACGATTATATTAATCAATCTACTATAGATATTATATGTACACAAGAAGATCCTGGTTCCATTATATCATCTGTATATAAAGAAATTAAAAATTGTGGAAGTGGTTCAGAACAGGAACGAGTATATGTTAAAGCAAATATAACAGATATATCAAGTGAATGTATACAGAATACACCTATTAAAGATAATAATACAGTGCGTAGTGGAGTAGTATTTACCTATAAAGGTGTAAAAATTGCAAATCTTCATTTAGATGGAGGAAGATTTATAGATCCACAGATATGTAAAGTAGATGATACTATATTTAATTCATTATTAGATAAAAAAATTAAAATTGTACAGCAAGCAATAGAAAAAGGTGCTGATATTATTGTTGGTGATTTTAATAGTATAAATAATCAGGATGATAACTATGCTAACTATTTAGAGGGACAATATAAATATTTTTTAAAAGAAAAGCCAACCATCCCAGAAGAAAAATGCAAAGAACGTATACGTAAATGGAATCAAGCGCCATTTACATTATTAGCCGAAAAAGGTTATACATATTCTCATCCTACTAATAATACCATAACAAGTGCTCTAGGTAAATCTATTGTAGATACAATATGGTTTAAGAAAGAAAGAGTAATGCTTGATGGTACTACTATTCTAGATGCAATGGGATCTGATTTATCTAAGGTATCAGATCATAATCCAATTATTACAACTGTTCATATTTCAAATGAAAAAAAGGAATCAAAGATTGATAATTCTGAAGCAGTAGCTGTGGCAATTGCTTCATCTATGCAAGAACCACAGCAACAACAATCACAACAATCGCAACAATCGCAACAATTGCAACAATCACAACAGCAACCACAATCGCAGTCACAACCTCGTGATTTATCTGTACCAAAAAAAGAAGTAATCATCTATGACATAAAATATACCATAAAAAATCCATATAATGACTGGAACAATAATGAAAATAAGAAGATCATTGCAATTTTTGGCGCTCAACAAGCAAATGATTCATTGAAAAAAGATATATTAAAAGCCATATGGGATTTTCCAACAGGAGCTCAGTGTACTAAACAAACAACGATGTTTGAACCAAAATGTGCAGTATTTCATCAATTATTGCGAACACTTGCATTACATGTAATGGATATTCATATTGAAAATGTAAGAGCTAGAATACAACAGGAACGTAGTGCAAGATTACAGGTGCCACTAGATCCATCTGATGCAGTAGCAGTAGCAATTGCTAGTTCAGTTCCAGATATGAATGGGGATGAGGATGAGGATGGGGATGAGGATGGGGATGAGGATGGAGATAGAGATGAGGATGAGGATGAGGATGAGGATGGGGATGAGGATGGGGATGAGGATGGGGATGAGGATGGGGATGAGGAAGCTAAAGAAGCTAAGGAAGATAAGGAAGCCAAAGCTGAAGAAGCCAAAGCTGAGGAAAGTTCAGAAGAACTAAGTCCTAATATGATTGCATTATTAGCAGAATCTGGAGAGGGATCTGGAGAGGGATCTGGAGAGGGATCTGGAGAGGGATCTGAAAAGAAATCTGAAAAGAAATCAAACCTATATGATCAACGTTTTAGTGAATTTCTTGAAAGAATAAAATCATTTGAAACAAAGGTTACATCTCCATTTTATATAATTGAAGAAAATAGAAATTATGATGATTTTTTAAATAAAATACAATCTAAAGATCCTTCTAATAATGCGGTTTATAGACAAGCAAAATTTGATATAGAAAGAACACAGTGTCCTCTATTTTTTAATAGTATAATACGTAAACATGAATCAGGAAATAATATTCTAAGTCAAAAGAAAACTATACAAATATATAATAGTATACTTGATACTATAAATCCTATAGAAAAAAAGTATGCATTACTTGCAGCGAATCAGGGAATGTATGCTGAATTGATAGGTTTATACTTAAAAAATTTGGAGGTATTTGGATTGAACAAAAATAAAATGTATGACTATACAAATCAATTACCATATTATAAAATGTTATTTACAACATCTAATACAATTACAATAAGAAACAAATCATATACATTCATATTTGATCCATTAGAGCCTTTTATTAATAAACCAGTAGGTATAAATAGTATTATACAATTTACATTCAAATATGATAGACAAACTTCTACAAATAGTTCAATAGAATGTATACTGTTTAATTTAGATTCTCTTCAAGATACATTAAATATCATGATTGATAATTATATTGCCACAATTAGTACAAGTTCCCAAAGTGCATCAGATAGAATTGCATTGGGTAGAATTGCTAGATTTAGAAAACATTATGATAAAAGTCCTTCTATTTTAAATAATTATAATAAAAATGAATCAACATTTAATGGTAAAACACAATTTAAATACGCAAAATATATCTATTTGGCATACACTTTTCTTAGAGAGAAAGGAATAGTGATTAATGAAGATATAATAAAAGCATTTAATCTATTGTTTGAACCAGATGATCTTATACCTGCTGATATGAAGGATATTGTTCGCGAATTAAATATTTCTGGATCAAGTACTGGTTTATCTAAATATATAGCTAACCATAGTGCAGAGAAAGAAAAAAAGACAGAAGAAAAAAAGACAGAAGAAAAAATGATAGTTGGAGTAGCCGCATTACATGCTCTTGGCCTTGACGAAATTAATTTTTCTGAATTGAAAAGTGAAGAGAAAAAAGCAGAACTAGCTCCAGCTCCAGCTCCAGCTCCAGCTTCAGAACTAGCTCCAGCTCCACCAGCTCCAGAACTACCAGCTCCAGAACTACCAGCTTCATCAACTCCAGAACTACCAACTCCAGAACTACCAACTCCACCAGCTCCAGAACTATCCGCAGTATCGGTAGCTCCAGCAGTACCAGTAACATCATGGTATGGTAGTATTATGGGCATTTTTAGTAGAGGATTTAAGATTTTTAGTAGGGGTGGAGGTCCTAATAACATTAAAACAATAAATAATATTAAAACAATAGAAAGTAAACTATCTGAATCACAGCTTGAAATATGGAAAAACATTAAAAGAATATCAGATAGAATAATAGATGTAGATTATGAGATAGATACAACTATAGATCAACTGTCTCCAGAAATATCAAATGAATATATAAAATTTGTTATCTTATTGAAACAACTCAATGATATGCCAATAATTACAACTGAAGTAGATAATAAAAATAAAGAAATTATGGAAAAATTAATAAACCGATTAAAATCAGATATTAATAATATCATTCGTCTTATAGAATTACAACAATCTAGTACATTAGCAACACCATTCAAAAAATTACTAAATTTAATAGATGAATTAGGTCAGTTGGAAATAACAACATTGCCACTTCAACAAGGATTTTTTAATATGATTGATGATGTGCTAAATAAGAAAATACAAATTAATACAACTAATTTTCGTACATTAAAACAAGATTTTTTTGCTTCATTGACAAAATCAAGTAATGTAACAGGTTCAAAAACAGATGTAGAAGCAGAATCAAAGACAGAAGTAGAAGCTAAAGAGCAGTCTATTGCTTCTGTTGAATCTGTTACTGTTGAACCTGTTACTGTTGAACCTGTTGCTGTTGAACCTGTTGCTGTTGAACCTGTTGCTGTTGAACCTGT